GCGGGTCTTTTTTTTCCTCTATATTTGCTCCAACTAAACCCATTCTCCTATGAAAATGTCCAAGGAACAACTTTTCGGAATTATCCGCCACGTTATGTCTGCCGCTGCTGGCTACCTCATCTACCGAGGCTACCTCACCGAAGACCAGGCTGCCGAGATTAGCGGTGCTATCCTCGCTATTATGGCCACCACTTGGTCTGTTGGCTCTAAGTAGGCGTACAAATCACATCAAACTGAATATCTGAAAGCCCATTAGAAGGGTAGATATTTCGGTAAGAGTACCCAAGGCCGCTAATAGCCTCAAAAAGCTGTTCTGCGGTCTTTTCTTTTCTATGAAGCGTGTGTCTGTTAACCTCTATGAGCATATATGGCTTATATTTCTCAATGGTTTGACGACCTCCTTCCAAAACTTCTATTTCCATGCCCTCGCAGTCAATTTTCATGAAGTTGCATGCCTCTAAATTAAGGCTATCAAGGGTAACGCAAGGGATATCGCCTCCATTGACCGCATGACTTGCCCCAACGTTTTTATCTATAAGGATTTCTATGTTGTGGCTGCTATCGCTAACGCCAAGAGCCATGCACTTGACCCAATTATATCGGCTCATATTATGAACTAAACAGTCAAACGATATTTGATTGGGCTCAAAAGCCACGACACTGCCAGTCGAGCCAACGGCATTAGCATAGTAAATCGTGTGGTCTCCAATGAAAGCCCCAATATCAACTACCGTATCTCCTTTCTTAATGTATGGCTTGAGTAAACTCAGCATAGATTGGTCATGGTCTAATCTCCCAGACTGCTTAACCCACTTCGATATATGAGTGTCTCCATCTATAATAGCAATATTGTTCCTTAGGACAATCTTTTTCATTTTAGAATATTTTTTATTTCGTTAGACTCATCTTCTGTCAGCCCTGACCAAGACCAAAATTGCTTAACCGGTATGCCCTCAAAACCATCCGAAGAGTGCGTATCTATAAAAAGATAGTTATCCGCATCAAAATTTTCGGCACATACCCCCATAACATTAAACTCCGAGAAAGTTCTATTCGCAACCCCATTCATGTACTTATACAAAGACTTCCCATGGATTCTTTCGAGGTATTCATACGTTAGCTTTACCGTTGAGCCATAAAAAAACAACGGCATCCTCCTCATATATTCCCACTCGCACTTAATCTTAGTAGTATTTTCAACGATAGGCTTCCATGGAACATCTATTTTAGAGTAAGGAGACTTCAATAAAATAACTCTTCCATCGACCACTTGACTACGAACATCAAATGGCTCATACGCTATGCAGTCGCTATCCCAATAACAGATTACGTCTGCATCGGTATATCTCCATGCCTCGAGCTTCGTGTACTGCTGACCAACATAACCATCCTTCATATCTTGAACCTGAACAACGATTTCTTTCGTTAGGTGAGTCAGATGCCTTTTGTTCGGTATAGCCACGATTACGTTTCGATAGCCGGTAACATTCTTTTCAATAGAAGCCAACGCATAATCTAACCACCTCAAATCCTTCTCGTAAGTCCTAATAAATATGTCTATAATCATATCATCTGCATTTTAGCACTAATAATTCCAAAAACTTCATAAGAAACGCCACCATAGTTAGGCTCTCCATTTGAATGCCTGTTCATCCTTAAATGAGCAGGCTTCCTCCTCGGCTTAGATGAAATACTCTTATACCCCTCCAAGCTTATAAAATGTTCACACATCCGCATCCAATCGGCAGCAGAATACTGAACATGATGCTCCTTATGGTAAAATATAGATGCCTTTATGTTAAAAATCGGCAAGTCATTGACCGCAAAACGATAGGGCAGCCAATAATCCCACCAAGTTTGCCCCATAACAAAAGGTGCTTCCGAGAATAAGTGATAGAACTTCTTATGAACAACAAAAACGTCTATTCCGACAAAATATCTAATCCCTTTAATATAGTTCCCACTATGGTCGTACCTGTTTGATATAACCAGCCCTCTTTCACAAGCATCTAAGTATCCGCCAAGAACCTTCCTTTGGTCTCGAAGCTCTATGTCTGAGTTTATGAGCATAACCGAGTCATAATCGTTCTTACGAGCGTAGTCTATCATATCGGTTATGTAGATATACGGTGCTTTGAACACCTCTTTCCCACTTTTAGGCGCATCCACACGAATGCACCCCCTCGGAACTTTTATGTCCTCGCACGGGTCGTTCATAGTAACCACATCCCCGATATCGGCTGCCACCCAAGAACTCACACACCTCTGCTGAATATCCCCATTCACATGAGTAGGGCTAATCGAAGTTATTACGAGCCTTCTCATATATGAGCATACTCAGCCTTAGCATCGAACGAGGGACAGGCCTTATTCACTTTTGGGAAGTCGCAGTGGCCTTGAATCTTCGCATTCGGGTACTTCTCTCTCCAAGCATAAAGAACTTGGCTTAACGCATCTCTCTGACCTTGCGTTCGGTTATCAAGCGGATTGCCCCTCGAATCAATACCCCCAATATAAGAGACGTGGAGGCTAACAGAATTAAACCCAACCACCCCATTACAAATCGCATCATCCTGCGCCAAAGTGATAACTTCTCCATTTGCTTTAATAATTTTATGATATCCTGGGGATTTCCATCCCAATCTTTCCCGCCAGTGCCGCTGAATGCTCTCTACCGTGGTCGTTTGCGGGGTAGCAGTACAATGAACGCACAAGAACTCAATCTTTCTCATATCGTCTAAGTAAGTGATTTTTTCGTTTATCGTGCGAATATACGATTAGGTCGTATGAAATTTAGCTTCGACAAATCTTGTGTCGTTCTGCGCGCCTTCATTCCTTTTACCTAATATAACCCTGTTCACCTTCAAGTTCATCCAATAGCCTCCGAGTGGCTTAATTCCCCTTCCTCTCTCAACGTGGTATCCACCTTCACCTGCGCCAAATTCCTCCTTGTATGTACTTGTCCGTAGTTGATGTACCCTTCGATGGGTGATGATTTTATTTCTTTTGTTGTAATGATGCACCATATTGACATGGTGATATAACTCATGGACATGCCCTTGCCAAGTTAGGTCATAGCCCTCGGTGTTGGCCATCATACGTTGGTCTTGAATAACCCCCTTGGTAACTGGGCCACCTCCTCCTGAGCCGTGGTAGTAGTGAATGATGAATGCCGTGTTGCGCGTTACGTCATCGTTTGGGGTACTTACGTCCAAGTTAATATGGATAGTGCCTCCATATCCGCCAATCTGCACATTTCCTTTATGCTTGTAGTTATATATGGATTGGAAATATTTGAGCGCGTCAAACTCCATGTGCCGTAATACTCCTGTTTCGTGGTTGCCATAGCCGATTAAAGCAAGGTTGTCCTTGTATGGCGCGAACCAATCCACTGCATCCTCCACAACAGCTTGCAAATAATTGCCCTTGTTATGCTCCGGTCGGATATCATCCTTGCTTCGCCTTGGGTCTCCCTTCCCTTGCATTAGACAAAAGAAGTCTCCGTTCACAATAATGATAGCTCCACGCTCAACAGCCTCATCCAAGTCCTTTTTGAGCAACGCTCTATCGCATTTTGGATTGTCCCAATGTAGGTCGGAAATCAACAAAAAATCACAGGATTTGCCTTTTATAGTAATTAGGTGAATGTTTGGCTGCATCTGCTGGATTGAGTGTATCATTAAGTGGCTTGGTTAATGCCACAAAGATAGTAACCCTAATTAAGTCAGTTTTTTCATAAAAATCTATCATATTTGCACACATGGAAGAAAGTCCATTAGAAAAGAAAGAGAAAAGGAGGGCTAATCTTGTGGAGTTAAACAAGAATACAAGAATAGTTAATGGCGTTCCGCATGGTAGTATTGTCGGAGCTGCTGAACTTAAGAAGAAAGACCTCCGTAAAATGATTGAGGCTGAACTCTCTAAAAAAATTAGCGGTACTACTCGTGCAGAAGGATTAGTTGCTCGCTTGATAACCATGGGAATCCAAGGAAACATGAGAGCGATAGAGCTTATATTGGCCTACCTATACGGAAAACCACAATCCCAAGTTATAGAAGCAGACAACAAACCCTTTGTTTTAGAGCTTACTGAGCCAGAAAAAGAAGAAGCTTCTATTATGGCTGAAACATATACACAAGTTATTAACAATCAATCTGATGAAACTAACGGCGAAGCAGACGTTAGCTTATAAACTTGCTCTATCTGGGGAAAAGCAGTTCATTCTATTTGGCGGGGCAATTCGAGGCGGCAAAACTTACTGGCTTCTTCTCACCTTCATATCTCTTTGCTCTAAGTATCCTAAGTCTCGGTGGCTAATAGTGCGTTCTTCAAGGCCTACCCTTGAGCGCACCACTATGGTTACATTTAATATGATACTGAGTGAAGGGCTTAAACATTACATATCTGGCTACGATAAGCAGTCTTTAACCGTTACATTCAGTAACGGCAGTGAGCTTATCTTTATGGGGGAGAACTACGACACCGACAAAGACCTTGACCGCTTCAAAGGGCTTGAAATCAACGGAGGTGGGATTGATGAGATTAACGAGTGCCAAGAGGCTACTTTGTATAAAATGTTAGAGAGGGCAGGTTCTTGGAACAACGCTGAGGGCAGGCCTCCTATTGTTGTCTTGGCTACTTGCAACCCGGCAAGTAATTGGGTGAAGGAGGAGGTTTACGATAAGTGGGTGAAGGGAACTCTGCCTGACACTTGGGCGTACATTCCATCCAAGATAACGGACAATCCGTATATCCCGGAGGACTACCTTAATTCCTTGAAGGCCAATATGCCGGAGTACGAGTACCTTCGTTTCGTTGAGGGCGACTGGGAGGTTCAAGAGAAGCCTGAAAATCCGTTCTTCACCGCATTTGAGCCGAAGCAGCACGAAAGCCAAGAGACGTTTTTCAATCCGAACTTGCCGATTTTATTCTCCTTTGACTTCAACTTACAGCCCTTCGCAGGTATTGTATGCCAAAAGTGGAAGGACGATGAGGGCGAGCACTTCCATATCGTTGATGAGTTCTCCGTTGCTGATGGCTCTATCCCTAAGATGATAGACGTGATAAAAGAACGCTATGAGCCATACCTTCCTATGTGCTTGGTTACTGGCGATGCTATGGGCAAACGAGGCGATTTATCTCAGAGGGATAATGCCAACTACTATGAGCAGTTAGCAAGGGGCTTGAAGCTAAGCGGAAAGCAAATCCGTGTTCAAGATAACCCCAAGCATGAGAACTCTCGAGCCGAGTGCAACTATATTTTGAGGCACTTCCCTGATTTTAAGGTTAATCCAAAGACTTGCCCCAATACGGCAAGAGACCTTCGAATGCTCAAATGTGATGCCATGGGAAGCATAATTAAGCGAAATAGAAATATAATAACACAACTCGCAGACCACGGAGATTGCCTCCGCTATGGATTCCACACATATCTTGGAGAGTGGTATATTTACCACTTGAAAAAGAGTGGTTATAAACACATGCCCTATGAGCTGTATTGAGTGTACCGATTGCCCTTCCATTGGGACTTATGACATTTGTTGCGATGAAATAGTCGTAGCTACTAACTTAACCGCATCTACCGATTATTTGGTTAGGATACTTGACTTAACCTTGAATAGATACATTAACGAAACGGTAACGAGTGATGCTTCTGGGAACGTTTCTATTTCTATAAGTCAAGCTGTCTATGCGCCAAACAGAACGTATGAGGCGAAGGTTTATGCAGATGCGACTTGTTCTTTGGATGACCCCATTGAGTTTGAGATGCCTGATACTTCCGAGGCTGCTGATTGTGTTTCATTTGAACTAATTTATGCTGATTGAAAGAGCTATTGTGGTTAGCCTTATGATTGTGGCTACCCATATTTCTATGGAGGTGGATATGTGGCTTGAATGGCTAAGACGTATTCTTTCCAAGTTTGTCCCTGAGTCAAGTGTATGGAGCAAGCCATTATACAACTGCGTTGGCTGTATGGCTTCCTTTTGGGGTGTTTTCTACTATTGTATTACTGCTTTAACCCCTTACTTTGGGTTTAGTCTTATAGAAATGGCTATCGTGTGCGTTATCTGCATACCTTTGAACTTCATTTTTATAAAACTATCGTGATAGCCGAATTACTTTACAAATGGTTTCCCAAGCAGTTCAATCAACTTGTTTGGGATGCTACCTATAAGCCGGACAAGATGCGCGGATTAAAGTTCGCCTTTGTCTGCGAGGGGCACAGGTTCTATGTGTTTGACTCTCTCTTTGAGATGCCTTTGGAGCGTCTTGGGAGGGCTCAAGACTTCGTAATGCAGCTTCAGAGGATGGTGAGCGACCAAGAGCTAACGCGGTTTCTCGATTCTATGGAGTCTGCTTTATTCGAGTCCACGAATGCTGAAAAGCTTAAGTCCATATCGAGGATTGGGTTTCTGATAGGGGAGATGAAGGAGCGTAAGAAGATTTTGATTCACCCTGAAATCATGATGGAGCTTGCAAGCTGTATGCTTGTAAGGGAAGACCAAGACCCTGCCGACTGGAATGATGAGTTTGAGCAGAAGAAGGTGGAGATGTTCCGAAGGAACTACAAAGGCAAGGGGTTATATGATTTTTTCGTTTCCGGCGGGTTGAAACAGTTCTTTCCCAACTTAGATTCTTTCGAACAAGATTGGGAAACATATTTAGAGATGTCTCAGTCCCGCCTCAAAGCCCTCGAGGAGTTGATGAAATCACCTCGCTCGGTAGGCAGCTCTACGACCAAGACAAAGAGTACCGTGAATTAGTTATCTATCTATCTGAGGGGGATGTCCTTCGCTACAACGCCTACATGAAAGTGTCCGTTGAAAAAGCCTTAACTTTGCTTGAGTTTAATCGAGAGAGGCAGAAACGGGAAATGGAAAGTCTAAAAAGCGATGGCAAGAATACAGATAGAATATACGGCAAGCGTTGAGGCTTACAAAGCCAAGTTACAAGAGTTAATAGCTCTTAACGAAACCTTGACGCGAGTTTCGAATAGTGCTAATGCATCTATTCAAAACTTAAACAAGAGCGCGTCTCAAGCTGGGGGCACATCAAAGATTGCCTCTCAAGCCAATACTGCTCAGAAGGAAGCTGAGAAAGCTCAAAAGGCAGCCGAAGCCGCTGAGAAGGCTAAGGCAAAAGCTGCGGAAGCTGCGGAAGCTGCCAAAATAAAAGCGGCTGAAAAAGCTCAAAAAGCTGCCGAGGCATTGGCAAAAAAATCCCAAAAAGAGGCGGAAGCAGCAGAAAAGGCTAAAGTAAAAGCTGCCGAAGCGGCTGAAAACGCCAAAGTCAGAGCTGCGGAAGCAGCCGCAAAAAAAAGAGAGGCGGCAGAATTTAGAATTTTACTTGCTCAAGAAAGAAAAGAAAAGGCTGCTGTTAAGGCTACCGAAGCTGCGGAAAATGCAAGAGTAAAAGCAGCTGAGAAAGCGGCAAAAGAAAGGGAGCGGCTTGAAAAGCAAGCAATTCGTGCCACTGAAATGGCCGAGAAACAAAGGGTAAGGGCAGCACAAAGAGAGGCCAAAGAAAGGGAAAGGCTTGAAAAACAAGCTGTTCGCGCTGCTGAGATGGCCGAAAAACAAAGAGTAAGAGCCGCTCAGCAAGCAGAAAAGGAAAAAGTAAGGGCAACACAACAAGCTGAAAGGGAAAGGGCGAGGGCATCTCAAGAGCGAATAAGAGCTGAACAAAACGTTGCAAGGCCGCTTCAAGGAATAACAAGCTATGTGGCTGCTGCATTTGCCATTGGTTCTATTGTAAACTTTACAAAAGAGTTAGTTCAACTTATAGCTCAACTTGAGATTGTTCAATCAAGGTTTAATTTTATATACAACGGACAAGAAGAAGGGGAAAAAGGATTTTTAAGACTTTCAGAAGGAATAAGAACGCTTGGTCTTGACTACCAATCCACTATTGAGCAGTTTTCTTCGTTTTCTATTGCTGCTCAGCAAGCCAACTTCACGGTTCTTCAGACTGAGGATATGTTTGTTCGATTTGCCTCATCTTTAAGAGCGGTGGGTGCGAGCAACCTTCAAGTTCAAAGGTCTTTCTATGCCTTACAGCAGATGATGTCTAAGGGTGTAGTTGCTGCTGAGGAGTTACGCAGACAGATGGGTGAGTCGTTGCCTGGTGCGGCATCTCTTATGTATCAAGCGTATAAGAAGCTTCATCCGGAATCGGTTCAAACCGAGAGGGACTTTATGAAGCTTCAAGAGGAGGGCAAGATTCTTTCAAGAGAGGTCTTACCAGAGTTTATCAATATGCTTGAAAAGACTTTTGCCCCAGCTCTTGAGTCTAAGATAAATTCATTGACTGCAACGATAGAGAGAACGGAACAAGCTTGGCTTGATTTTAAGTTCACCCTACTTGATGTGCAGCCAATAAAAAATGCCCTAAATACGATAACTGAAAAGTTAAGGGATTTTACAAATGTTTCAAAAGCACGGAATTTAACAGCTGCGGAAAAGGATGCTTATGATAGAGGTGTTATAGGAGATGTTATTATTGGTGCAGGGGTAGGTGCAACGCTATTAAAACTAATCCCAACTCTTGTTAATGGTTTTTTCACATTTTTAATACAAAAAGCACCTGAAATTGGCTTCAATCTTGCCAAGGCATTTACTACTGCTTTGTCCGCGATGAGGGTTTCTCTGCCTGCATTCTTCCTTTCGCTTCAAGGGGATACGGCAGAAGGCTCAAGTGCTCTTGGCGATAGGGCAAAAAGTAGGATGGATTATGAGGAGAGAAGAAGAATTTTTGCGGCAGCCGTAGAAGCCAAGAAAAAAACTGAGATTGAAAATGATTTGCGTAAGAGATACCCGGAGTTAAACGGAGAGGCTTTTGCTAAAAGGGTTCAGCAAGCATTAGCCATAGAAATGGCTAAAATTAGCAGCTTAAAAATAGGCATTGACGTTAAAAATCTAAACACAGGATTGGTTCAAGCGAGAGGTCAAGTTTCCGCAAAAGACCTGTTTTCTCCAGCGGAACTTGCAAGGTTAGACTATGAGGCTCGAGTTGCCGAAGCCGAAAAAGCCGCATCTGAACGTCAAGAAGCTTCTCAAAGGTTTAGAGGCCTTGACCAAGAAAGCAGGGAAAATATTATCGAAGACTTGACTCAGACTTTAGATTTTTATGCAACAAAGATAGAAGAAATAGACAAAACTTATAAGGATTTTCCAGAAAAAGCAGGGGAAGAAATTAAAAAACTAAATGCAGAAAAAACACAAATTACTACTGCGGGTGCTAATGCCTTTAATTTACGAGCTGGCACTATACTTAAGACAGGGGATTTGCGTGAAATGGCGCAAGCATATCTTGCCGACTATCTAAAAATCCATCAGTCTTTATTAGAAACTGACTTAAAAAGAGAGGAAGAGGATAAAAATGCTCTTGAAGCAAGGCAAAAATATCTTCAAGGGCTTGTTGACTTGGCTAAAATAGCGGTAGAAAAAGAAAAGTTTCAACTACAAAAGAGGGGTAAAGATGAACTTGGGATGGAAACCACAAACTCTAAAAACTTATTAGAGTTGCAGAAAAAGCTTTCTAAAGCCGAGTTAGATTTAGCCAATCACAATGACCGAGAGAGCTCACAAAAACTGTTGGCTAACAAGCAAGAGTATCAACTCAAAGTAGAAAAACTTGATTATGAGTTTAGTGAGTATGAAAAAAACGTGGCTTATGAAAGGGGAGTTAGAACGATAAATGAACAAAAAGCAGTTCTTGAAAAGAACTTAATAAACCTTAAGGAATACCAAAAAGAATCGCTTCAAAACACATTAGATGCCCTCGATAAAGATGAGCAGCTTCTTAAGATTGGATTTGAGAAAAAAGAAATTCTTGAGGAAGAATATTCCAAGAGATTGGAAGATATCAATAAAAAGAGATTTGATGCGACTAAAAAGTACAATGTAGCCATTTTAGACTTAGAGCTTGCTTCGGTAGAAAAGAAGATTTCATTAGTTCAGCAAGAATTTGCCTCTTTTGAAATGATGACAAGCGATGAAATGAGGCTTAAGGAGGAGGCTATGAGGATAGAGATGGAAAGAGAGATAAAGCAAAACGAATTACTTGGAGAGCTTGCCGAGGCAAGAAGAGAGAAGTTCAATGCTGAGGTTAAAAAGATGTATGCTGATGCCAGAAAAGAAGATAAAGAATATTTTCAAGACCTTAAACAGTATATAGAAGAGCCATTTTTAAGTAGTGGCACAAAAGAAATAAAAGATATCGACAAGGAGGTTCAAGATAGGATTGTTGAATATACTCAAAGGGTTATGGCAGGTAGGGTTAGAGGAGCTGGTGCGGTGGAAGGCTTTGACCCGATTACTGGCTTGCCTCAAGTTTCTCAAGGTGCTTTGGTAACAGTTGGCAGTAAAGAATACAACGATACCGTTGATAAGATACGCGAGTCTGGAGAGAAAAGAAAAGAACCAATAACTGAAAACCCATTCGGACTTAATGATGAGCAATTACGCCAGATAAAAGATGCCCTTAATATTGTGGGCAACGCCTTTAAGGACTTGTATGATGTTCGAATGGAGTTAGCTCGTAGGGCAAATGAAGCTGAGTTAGAGATGCTTGATAAGAGGCTCAATGCAGGTCTTATGCGTGAGAACGAGTACAATGAGAAGGTAGCCGAGGTTAAGAAAAGGCAAGCCCTTGCCGAGCGTGATGCCGCCAAGTTTGGTATTGTTTTAAACACCGCCCAGGGTATTGCCAATGTATGGTCTAAATTCGGTGCTGTACCTCCTGTTGCCGCTGCCCTTACTGCACTTCTTGTGGGCGTTTCTGCGGCTCAGTTGAATGCGGTAAACTCCGCTCCTTTGCCCACCTTCCACGAAGGGGGATTGGATATCCGTAAGAACTCGAAGAAGAAGCCTGATAACGGCTTAAAGAGTGATGAGTTCTACGCAAAACTCCAAGAGGGTGAGTCGGTGATGACTCGTGAGGAAACAAGGAAGTATAAGGATGTCTTAAAGGCCATTAGGGAGGACGCTATGCCCATAGAATTGATGAAGGCATACAAACTACCTGCCTACCCTCGTTCTATCGACAAGCCCTCTCTTATGGCTTCTAACAGCAACTCCCTTGAACTTGCCTACCAGAATGCTGAATTGGTGGATGCTGTTAAGAGGAATGGTGCTGTAACCATACGGAATGCTAACGATATTGCGGAGGCAATTGTGTCCAAGAGTTCTTTTATGAAAATCGCTAACCGAAGGAGAATTAAATGAGTTTTCAGGTATCTATAAATGATGGCACGTCTTGGATAGCCTTATCCGATGAGCCTATGGGCTTGGTTGATGCGAATATTAAGATTTATCGTGATGAGCAGTTTAGTGGGATAGTGAGTAACATTGTTTCCGACCTTTCCTTTTGGGGTGATGGTTGGGACGTTATCTACCGTTTGTTTACGGACTCTACTCAATGCTTGGAGATACCTGTTCGTATTGAGCAGAATGACTGCACTGGTTTTTTCTTTGAGGGCATTATCTTCCTTGCCGATATTGAGCTTGATATTAGCAGGTGTATAGCCAAGTGCACGATTTCGGATAATTCTTTGTCCTCTCTACTGGCACGAAACTACGATGTTAAAGTTCCTATAAACAGCGAGAAGAGTATTGATGGGACTGCCTTATCCCCTATTGGGGAGATACTGTATAATCCGTTTTATGCAGGCGTTCCTTCGGTAAACTATTGGCCTAATGAAGGCCCGTTTGTTGATGGCCCGTTTCGTTGGTATGGCCTTATGGAGTTGTATCCATACGTTATGAGGTATTTTACGAACAACGCTCCGCTTACTTTCCAAGATGACCCTATAAATCCTTATTTTTCTGACTCATCAAAGTATTTTAATCCTGACCACTGGAGGATAAGGATAGATGCCCCTTGTAATACAACGGGCGCAAATCCCGCTTGCCAAGTAAAGTTTAATGATGCCTATGGGGTAGAGCAAACAATAAGCGTGAATCTTATTGATTGTATAGTTACGGCATTCACTCCACAAAGAGTTTTGTTGATGATAGGTGAGGTCATAGGAAGCCATTTTACTATGACAAGCATAAATCCATTTGATGGCGAGTGGATAGAGAACTATTGTGATAGGGCTATGTTTGTTACAGAGCCCGAAGTAGCCCCCGCTCCAAATCCGAGCGGATTCGACAGATATATAGATGTTTACTTCCCTTGGGATGCTGGCACGTTACAAGTAGTGAATTTGGTTGATTGCACCTTTGGAGGCCTTACAATAACGCAAGAGGGAACGTACAGCTACGGCCCGTATTACACGAGGATAACCTCCGGCAAAACCTTAAAGAATTTCGTTAATCCTGCGGCAACAACTCCAGAGGATGATGCCATAGCCAATGCAGCCAAGATTAACGTTTCATTTGCCGACCTACAACAAGGTTTTGGGGTGCTGTTTAACGCGGCATTAAAGTTCACCAAGGATGGGGCAGGGAATGACGTGGTTACGATAGGGCAAGAGAAGAACTTCTACGAAACAACCGAGGCTTTTTCCATTGGCGATATTTATGAGATAAAGCTCATTAAGGATAATGTTTTTGGCATATCGGCACTCAAGATAGGGCAGTCTAATACCAATCCTTCCTTTGAGGCAGGCATTCAAGAGGAAGCGGATTATGTGAGTAATGTGTGCAATAGCCAAAGCTATGACGCGACTACTGGGTTTATAATACCCACCATTGATTCGTTAGTTGAGCTCGATGGCGTTCCTACTTTGGATGACGAAACCTTGTATATAGCCGAGAAAGACCCTAATGAGCAGAGTACAACTGGGTATGTTACAAATTTCTATAAGATAGCGGCTCATGGCGTGAGTTATTACAAGAGAGATGACTGGGGTGTAGTGGCAGGTGCTCCGTACTGCCCATATCGTTTCCAAGCCGAGATACTTGCCGGGGTTGTAAACCATCCTGAGATAGCCAAGGCATACGCTCATCGTGGCGGAGATGGGTTTTATTGGAATGGTAACTTTGTGCCGAACACTACTGGGGTGAACATCAAGAACAAGATATCTTTTGAAGCACCTATATCGGTTGATAATTTCAATGCGATAAGGGCTAATCCATATCAGAAGATTCGCTATGGAAGCGGATTGAATGACGTTGGTTGGGTGTTCAGCCTTGAATACAGCATTACTACTGGAATGACTAAATTTGAACTTTTAACGGAATGAGTTTACAAGCTACACCGAATCAGCCCCTTGACTGGCAGTTACTTCCTTTGGGGGAAGCTGAATGCCCTGACTGCCCTCCTTCGGACTACTGCTCTCCGATGTTATTCGAGCGGTATTTAGATTCTGGCTCTTACTACTATCGTTCCAAAGATTATTTCAGCTTCTCGATAGAGGGAAGCCTTGCAGCGGAGGATATGTGCCCTATTGTTATGGAAGGAGTTGAAACCACGGCAGAAAATTCTCAAATAACTTTTAACGATAACGGCTCTGTAACAATACAGTTCGGCCCGCTTGAAAGTCCTGGAGAGGATTCATTCGCTCGTTTTGATAATTTCCCGACAGAAATAGGTTGCCCACTCGTGTTTACATACTGCGTGGATTGGGATACGGATTGCGAGGGCTGCGAATCTTCCCGCGTCTATCCTGTTGAGCTTTTCTTTTCTATTAACGGAACGAATACGCCATCCCAAACAAGGACTGTAACAATAAACAGCCCAGATGAACTTCCAAAGTGTAGTGCGGTAGTATTTACGGGCATTGCGGATAGCACGGTTGAATTACAGATAACGGGCACTGAAAGCGTACCAGCAACCTTTTGTGAGCCAGAAGGAGACCCCTGCACCTCTCAAATTACATTTGCTCCTTACACCGCTTGTAATGTAGTGCCATTAAACATAGTAACCGCTAACGGAACTCCTAACGAGTGGGGTGGCACTTTTAACTTAATCCACTACAACTTCGGAACGATAGATGGCGAGACCTATTACATTACAGGGGTTTATCAGATAGATGGTATACCTGAGGTGGCTGTTATAGGTAATTCAGCATTCTCTACTTATGTAGAAAACTGCATGAAGATAAACATATCTGTTGGTGATTGCTGTAATGAGTGCGAGCAACAGGTATTCGAGTCCGTATGCATAAAGCCCATCCTCGACCCTTGTGGAACGGTTAGGGTTGAATACTACCAAGACGTTACCACTACGGAGGATGCCTTCGGATTCGGGTTCTACTACCCTGCTACAAGCCCTACGTTCACTCAGCATATGAGGCTTCCTGGGAATGTTCGAGATGCCAAGTACGATGGTACGATGATTTCCTATCAAGATTCGCTTGGCAGAAAGAGGGTTGTTTATGCTGAAAGGAGGAAGGCTCTTTCCTTCAATACCGGTAGAGTTCCAGAGTACGTTCACGATGCCCTAAGCCTTGCTTGTAGGCACGATAACTTCTTATTGGAAGATGCCCTTTACAGCGTGAATGATAATTTCTTTACGAGAACTACTGAATACACTCCAACATACATTCGTATGAGCCGCCTTGCTCCTGTGAGTTTGGAGGTTGAGGTTAAAACCCAAGACCTAAAAAAGAATATGTGTATTTAGCGTATATTTGCGTGTCGTTGTTGTGGTAGAGGCTACCATATAAAGTCCCTCGAAACCAAACTTCTTAAACTTAAAAAAAATGGCTTTTTGCTCTTATGATTGTTCCGAACTCCCAGACCACGAGATAGTAGTCTGTGGAGACTATAAACTTGGCGGTATTTCCGCTGCCGCTATCTTGAATTGTGATTTAGATTTAGATGGAGACCCAAACCTATCCTTGGATGCTACTTGGGAAGGATGGGCTACTGCCGGTAGCGTAAAACCTATCCGACAGATTAAAGGCACTGTTGCAAGTCCTGCTGCTGTTGAAGTTCCAAATCCGATTGCTTGTGGCCCTGAAAACATCCTTGTGGGCTTCAACTGGACTTGTACTTGGCAGGATGCCAATGCTACTGGTGCTTCTTCTGGGAGTTCATTTACAGGTGGCAACACGGATTTCTATTGCGACCTTAACACTCGTACTACCTATTTGGCTTTGTACTTGTGTGGTAGCGATGAGGTTATGTTGATTAACTTCCCTACGAACTACCGTGCTGCCTTGATGATTCCAGACAATGACCGTGCCTTGCAAATGTTCGAGGTTTCGGCTACTGCCTACATCCCTGTCGGTGCTTGTATTCAGAAGTTTCCTGCTCCTCCTACTTTCTTCGACACAGTTCCTGCTTAATCTTTCATCCTCATCTTTCAAATTAGAGCCACAAATGCGTGGCTCTTTTTTTTTACTTTTGCCCTATGAATACGCCAATAGTCCTTCTTGCCTTAAACAAAAAGGAATACTATCAGATGGCTTTCAATGCAGCGGCATCTATCAAGCACTTTAACCAAGGCGTTCAGATAACGCTCCTACACGATGGGAAGCATAAGCTACCTGAATCTAAGTCTTGGATTTTCGATAAGAGCATTTGTATGGATGCTGATGATACTACCCACAATGGGGTATTTCATCCCGGGAAGGCTAAGCTCAATATTCACAAGTACCTCAACAAGGGCGCTTACCTATACCTCGATGTAGATGTTATCTGCATAGCTCCATTTGGGGATATAGTAGAGAACTGCGAGAAGGCTAAGGGGTATTACTACATTTTACAGAGTGGGCACTTATGGGCATCTGAATCCGATATACGGCACTACAACGGCTTATCTGCCGATGCTGTTATCTACGGAATGAACTCTTCGTTTATGTTTATGAGGACTGGTAAGGAGCTGACCAAGTTCTTTTATAGGGCTATGAAGGCTATGTTTGAGGGACTTCCTGCTTCCAATCTTTCGATGCCTTGGGGGCAGTCCTACCCAGATGAACTTGCGATGACCGTTGCTTGTGCCGACTTGAAGGTAAATCCATACCTTGACTTTGGAGACCCGATTAGGTTCTTTGGAAGAACTTCGAACTATGACCAAGAGATAGGTGGCGCAAGGATGGTTGCTTTATTTGGCCCGAAGGGGATGATTCCATTAAAAGCCATTGATAAGTGCGACAAGGTTATGAGGAATGTCTGCGCTACTTTCTCTATGGCTCATGAGTACAAAATACTTCCTCTTATGAAGGGCAAGTACGCCAACAAACACCGCCTTGTTGAAGGTGGTATAAATCGTGGGTAAGCAAATTAAGATACGCGCCTTTTCTGATTGGGCAACTTCCTTTGCCCTCCACGATAAGATTATCGACCAATTTATGGGAGTGAAGCAACTTCGAGATACGATGATGTTCGTAACCGATGACTCCTATGACTATGCGGTAGTCTTTGACCACAAGGGAGACAACGAGATACTTACTCCGAAAGACCGCACTCTTGGCTTTATAACTGAGCCACCTGATAGTACGCATTTTGATAGGCTTTTAAGCGATTATTGCCTTAGGGTGTACACTTGTGGCTCTGCCGAGAGTTATGGTCTTAGAGGCGATGTTAGGCACTTTCCTATGGGTGTTTTCTACCACTTGGAAGGTGAGATAGAAGATTATATGGTTTTGCCTCCCAAAACGCATAAGTTGGGGATGGTTTTGAGTGCTACGAGTGGTGGCTTTTACGATTATCGGATGAATATTGCCAAGGCGATAGCAACGAGTAGCATAGGCTCTGTGTATGGTAGGGGGTTGAACTTTAAGGGCGTGAAGGGAGAGTTATCCAACAAGGCTAACGGCTTGATTCCTTTTGAGTTCTCGGTTTGTATGGAAGGTGGGATATGGGATGGATATATGTCTGATGAGGTCTTGGATGCTGTTTTATGCTCTTGCATACCGATTTATGTGGGTTGCTCTACGATTACCACCTATGTTCCATTTGCGATACCGCTTGTTCGGTATGACAATCCGAAGGCGGCTATTAAGGAGATAGAAGATATTTTGGCGAGTGTAAAGTACGAGGAGGTTTATCCTCTAATTTTGTCTTGGAAGAAGAAGTATCTTACCAACTACAACCTATACGAAAAGATAAGAGAGTTTATATGCAGCAAGCAATCGACATTGTAACCAAATCATTCAAGGACATTGAGGACATTCTGATAGTCGAAATAAACGCGAGGGATGGCTCGGTTACTAAGAAGTTGGCTGAGATACCGAGTTCAACTGTTCATTCTTTTGAGCCTTACGCGAGTAAGGTGATACCTAACTTACCGAGTAATGTGATTATGAATTACAGCGCGGTTATGGAAAAGGATGGAGTTACGAACCTGTGGATTCCAATGGATGGTGAGCGGTATGCATATAACAGGACTACAAGTTATACGGAGGCGATGCCTCCTTCGGTTACTTACCGAAAGATGATAGAGGTGAAAACTGTTTCTCTTGAATCATATCTTAGGGGGTATGGGCATACTTACATTGACTTGCTTTGGATTGATTGGTATGAATCTGAGGTGGGTGTTGTAAGGAACTGCCTTGCTTCGGTGGGTTCTACGAGTTTTATGTTCGTTAAGTGGGGTAATTTGACCGATATGTTTGGCCGGCCGAGGATTGAGCCTATCTTAAATCTGATAGGTGATGATTGGGATGTTATTGCCACATGGGACAGCGATGTACTGCTGGCTAATAGCCGTTTTGTAGAAAAAACAACAAATTGAGTTATTACTACCTTTGTAGCATAAACTTTACGATATGTGTAAATGTAGAGGAGGAAGAAGGGGAGGTTCAAGATGACTCTTGAACAAGCCTCTGAGCTTCTTGAAAAGATTTCTAAAGAATACGCTACCTACGAGACGAAGAAGCGTTCGGACAAGTATTACATTCCGAACTTCTATCCTACCTATCGTGAGTGCGTAGAAATGGCTTCGAGGCTTAGGGTTCACTCGGACTATGATGCCTTCCCAGAAAAGTTATTCCGTGAGAAAGCTCCCAATGAGTTGCCCCACGAGTTCAACTACCGAAAGAACATCTACAAGCCGATAACCGTTCCTTATTTCCACAAGGCGGTTAATGTGGCTGGTCGTGTTTGGAATAGGCAGAACTACGAGATTAGGTATGCTAATGTTGAGCAGGAGCGGTATTTCAATGAAGAGTATCCGAGGTTTGGCAGTATTGAAACCTACTTTCAGCAGATAGTAACCTTCGTTACCTTGACTGACCCCAATGCTGTTTTGGGGATTATGCCAGTGAACTTACAGTATCTGGAGGATGGTACTTTCAATGATACGATTGAGGTAACGCCAACGGCACATTGTTTTAAGAGCAAGAGGGTATGGGCTTGGAAGGATGAGGAGTATGCCATTATCCGTGCTGATTACAGTAGTAAGGTTACGCTTGGCTCTGATGGCTCGAAGGAGGTTGAGGATGGGTTGGTCTTTTTCATATTTGACCGCAACGAGATTCAAGTAGCCACTCAAGTAGGCAGAAAGAGTGATTACATATTCGATATAGAATTATACTACCGCCATAACCTCAATCAACTTCCTTGTGTTCGTTTAGGAGGGATTAGCGTTCAAGAGGATGGCGATTACTACTATCAATCGTTTTATACGCCTGCTATCCCTGCCCTTGACCAAGCGGTTAATGACTTCTCTACTTTACAAATGAGCAAGTTTTCTCATGCTTTTTTGCAGAAGTGGGAGTATGTCGATGAGTGCGATAAGTGTAATGGAAGTGGGCAGATTGAAGAGGCTTTGGGCTTTGAGGATAAGGTGGCGATTGCTTGTTCGAATTGTGGCGGCACAGGAACGAGGCGGATGTTTGGGCCACTTTCTGTCTATCAAATTCAAGCACCCAATAGGTTTACAACGGAAACCGAGACCAAGATACAAGTCCCTCCTGCTGGCTTCATAGACGTTAAGCACGAAATTCTTGACTTCTTGAACAAGCAAGTGATAACCAATATTCAGATGGCTTTCGAGCTTTTGTCTATTGACGTTATGAACAACGAGAAGATTAGCGGAAGGGAAACGGCAACTGGTAAGGCTATTGACCGAGAGGAGTTATACAGCTTCCTTTTGAGTTTCTCTGCTGTGGTCTTTTCGGACTTTGAGTTCGCCATCAATATGATAGGTCGGATGCGCTTTGGTGATTCTTGGCAGTCCCCTGCTATCCGTTACCCTCAGAACTTCGAGATGAGGACTGATGCCGAGCTTACTGCCGAGATTAAAGGTGCGCCATCGTTCTCTAAGGCTATGTTGGCTCAGCAGTACTTAGACACGAGGTTTCCAATTGAGGAAACAAAGAGTGCCATCATGAAGCTATCTGTTAAGGTTGACCCATACTTTAATTTGGATGCTAAGGAGGTTATGTTGCTTGTGGCTGGTGGTATGATTGAGAAGTGGGAAGGCTTAATGCACTTTAAGGTGGAGTCGATTATTAGGGATTTGGTTTATGAGGATGAGGGCTTTTTGGCTTTAGACTACTTAGAACAAAAGAAAAAGATTGAAGAGGTGGCTAAAAGGCTTGTTCCCAAGAAAAATACACTACCTTTGAGCGACAATATGTCTGCTTATGGCTTACGACAAAATAATAGAGCTTCTGGACGAAGTACCGCAGGAGATAGCTCAGAGGAACAAGGAATCGGAGAATAGGTTTTTTGAGCTTATCCTTCTTTTGCTTTCTCGGTTTAGCTTCGATGATGAAGGAAATGTAGAGCAAACTGATGCCAACTACGCTCGATTCAATGGGATGGTAGATGACATTGAGGAGGCTTTATACGATAGTGGGTTTTCCGATACGATAGCCTATTTTCAGCAGAGTGTTGAGCAGGTGAAGGGACTTATTGAGGGTGAGTTTAACTTATCCGATGAGAGCGAGATGCTTCGTGATACTTTGAATGCCGGGCAAGTGGAGGTTGAGGGGATTGCCGCAGAGGACATTCGTAGTGCTTCAAGGGATATTTCTACCGAGATAGCGAGCCTTATCGTGTTTTTAATTGTTGCTGGTTCAAGTCGTTCCGCCATTGAGGATTCTTTGGAGGAGTTGATAGTCGGCAATAGTTCTAAACTTGGTGTTGTTTCCCACAATACGAACACGAGGTTTGATTCTGTTTTCTCTGCTGTGGTTCGCTCGTATGCCTATTCGATATACACGCTATTGGGCTTCAATGAGTTTAGGTATGAGGGTGGCTTGATACAAGATTCAAGACCTTTCTGCGTTGAGCGCAATGGAAATACTTACACTACCGAGCAAGTTAAGTCTTGGGCTGATTTGCCTCAATGGAGGGGTAGAATGCCAGGGACTACCAAGGAAACGATATTCTTCTATTTGGGGGGGTATCGTTGCCGCCACTGGCTTGTTCCCATTAAGAATGCTGACCAACAAAACGCTTAAACCTTAAAACTATGCAAACAAAAAAGATTAGAGCCATATCTCGCGGAAGTGTGATATGGATTTCTGAGGCTACGGCTAAGAACGCTGATTTTCTGAAGAAGTACAAGATTACCATTGATGACGCTTCGTTTCAGCCTGTTGAGGCTACTGTGGTTCAGAGGGAGGTAATTCCTGCTGGGCTTCCAGAGGTTGAGGATATGATTGAAGAGAGGCAAGAAACGGATGTAGAGTCTTTGGATGATGAGCCTTCCGAAGAAAAACCAAAGAGAACGAGAAAACCTAAAACAGAAGAATAATGCCTATTGACCACAAAGAAATGTCGAAGTGGCTCTTTGACAAAGAGCAAGAGTTTGAAACCTTGGATGAGTTTAAGGATTTATTGGCTAAGAAGTATGTTAGCCGTGAGGTAGCTGCGGATGATGAGGATATCCGCAACAAGGTTACTGGCAAGACGCTCGGTGCTTTGGAAACTAAGTTCAAGCGTTCATTTGGCTTGACTGAGGATGAGGTTAAGGGCAAGAAGTTATCCGAGTTGTTTGAGCTTGCCGAGGCTAAGAACAAGGCCTTGATTGATGACCTTCAAAAGCAGATTAAGAACGCTGATACTCCGCAAGAGTTAAAGGAGCTTCGTGAGCAGTTGGATATGGCCAAAAGACGTGTTACTGAGCAGGAGGATTTGTCGAAGAGTCTGACTGAAAAGTTAGCTGAAACCGAGGCTTCTTCTGCTACTCGTTTCCAAGAGTATGTAACCAATATGAACGTGGAGAGGGTTAAAAATTCTATTCCTTGGAGCGACTTAGCCAACCAATATGCGCGTAGGGGCTTTGAAATGGATATTAAAGAAAAGTATATCTTTGCAATGTCTGATGACAAGTTGATTGTAACGGACAAAAACGGCAATCAGATTAAGAACGATAAGGGGACAGGGTATTTGACTGCGGAGGAACTTTATCGTTTGGAGGCTGATAAAGCTGGGTTGATAAAGAAAGCAGGGGATGCTGGGGGTAGGGCTACCACTTCAAGTGTTAGAACTCCTTCACCAGAAGCCCCAAAAAGATATGCTCACCCAAGGCTTTCGGGACACCTCGAGGCTTTGAAGCAAGAGAAATAACGACACGCTGTGTCTGGCAGACAGTAAGTGCCAAATGTGCTCTGAGGTTAGGCATTAAGTAACCGAAAAACCTTTTTAATATCTAACAAAATGTCTTATTCTTTTAGTGATTTTATTTCTTGTCCAGACCTTCAAGGTCGTCTTGAGGAGGGCTACTTCAAAGGAGACCCTCAAATGTTCCCAGGGCACATTAACACCCTTCGTGCTGTTACCTCGCCCATGAATGAGCAGGGAATCCTGCAAAGTCAGATTGACACCGGAAACGGCCACTATCGCGCTGTTGAGGTTGTGTATCAGCCTCGTATGACCGACACTGGTACTTCTTCTTCTGCTGAACTTGATTGTGCCGCAGGGCCTACTTACGGAGAGACCTCTAAGCTTTACAACATTGACCCTACGGTTGGTGCTTCTCGCAGTTGGTCTTTTTCTTTGGATGAGCTTGCTCCTCGTTGTGAGGCCGATGAGAACTATGTTGCTCGGCAGTTGGCTTACCACTTGCAAGCACTTAAGCGGAAGATGAACACCGAGGCTGTTAGCTTTATTGACACTAACTTCGGAAACTTCTCTACTGGTGCAGGTAGCACGGTTACTGGTGGCAACTTGCTTACTACCAAAACCAAAAACACCACTACTGGTGTGTACTTGGATGATTACCTTTCCGATGTAACCTACCAATATCAGTTGGCAGAGGGTTGGGATAGGCCTATCGTTGTGGGTGGTGAGTTGTCTCATAAGTACATGACTGCTGTTCGTAACAGCTGTTGCGCTACTTTGAACGTTGACCTTCAGTCGATGATGAGTTCGGATGCTCAGATGTACTTCTTCTTCGAGCCAAAGGCTGATTCTGTTTTCGGTACTGGTGAGTTCGCGTTCTTCGCCCCTGGTGCTATTCAGCTTATCCGCTACAATGCGTTCAAGGGTGCTAATGGTATCCGTGTAATTAACGACCAAGCCATCAAGAAGGGTACTATCGTTGACCCTGAAACTGGTTTGGAGTTTGATTACTACGCTCAACTTGACTGTAACCAATGGAAATTCTTCCTTGGCTTAGCATTCGAGTATGTTGGAATGCCTGATGATATGTTCTTCGCTACCGATGCATTGAGTGGTGTGAACTACATCTTCAATGGTCTGGTGAGCAACTAAGAAGGCTTAGTATGTGATGACGAGGGGGTGCTGAAAAGCATCCCCTTTTTTTATGTTAAATTTGCCCTATGAACTGTTGGAATAACGTAATTGGTATTAGGGGTTTATGCGACCCTGAAACTCCTTCAAGCGGTCTATACATCAATGACTTGACAGGCATCTCTATGAGCGACCTTGATTCAGGCGTTAATGAGGAAGATAAGACCGCCTACACGCTCATTCAGAGGAAGATAGACCAAGCCGCGAATATGATTCAGGCGGAGTCTTTGGCTTACCTATACAATCGTTGGAACTACCTAACGAGCAGTTGGGATGGCCAAGTTGGTTTTTGGCCTCAGCAACTTGAAGCATTAGGTTCTTCTGCTGTTTGGAGGGGCATCGGTGTTCGCTACCGACAAGCCGACTACATAGCCGTTACCCTTACTGCCGTTAATCTCTTGGTGAACTACACTGGAACGGTGAATGTCTTGGTTTACGATTTGATTACTGGGAATGTTTTAGAGACCATCCCTGTAACTACTGTGGCAGGAACTCCATCGAGGCTTGTGGTGAACAAGAAGTTCACGAGTAACGGGCAGATGCTTAACCTTGCTTTCTTGTATAACGCTACTGCGGTGAACTCCTACCAAACTGGGCTTTACCCTGTCTATGGCTGTGGGGGTTGTTCAAGGGGTTCGAGGTGGCAGAACAACGTATTGGAGAGGACTATTGAGATACCTACCACTGGTGCAGTTATCGAGCAGAATATATCTGGTGGCTCTTGGACTGGCGGTCTTTCCGTTGAGTACCAAGTGGCATGTTCTTTTGAGAGCTTGCTGTGCGCTCATATAGGGCAGTTGGGCTATCCTTTGCTTTACAAGGCAGGGATGCTGATTATGAAGGAGATGGAGTTCTCCAAAAGGCTGAATGGGATTATTTCCTACAATCGTGAGCGGAATGCTCAGCTTGTAGAGTATTACCAACAGCAGTATGATGCCTATATGTCGAGGTATTTTGAACAAGCCTATATGCCTGATACTGGTTGTTTTTCTTGCAGACAAAGGGTTAGACAAGTGAGTAGAATCCCATGAAGATAGAGGACTTCATATCAATTTTGAAGAGGCAAGAGGCTTCTATGAAGCAAGCTTCGGAGCAAGCTTTGAAAACCTCTGCTCAAATGGTGCATAAGCAATATGTGGAGAGGATATTTGATACTGGCCTTGACCATAAGGAGCAGCCTATTGGTAAGTATAGCACGAGGAGAACCACTTTTTATCGTTGGAATTTCTTGCCGAGCAAGTTAAATAAGTTTAAGCCTACCGGATATTATACGAGCAAAGGCAAGGTAGTGCCCTATATGGTGTTGAATGGATATAAGGAGTTAAAGTCTATTCAAGGGCTTAATTCTTCTTTCGTTGATTTGACTTATACTGGTTCTTTGAAGAAAGATTTCAGTCAAGTTCCTAAGAGGTTAAATTCAAGAACTTACCAAGGTTATTCCTTTTTTGCTTATGGAATAAAAATTGAGGACAACAACCCAACAAGTCCTGGTTGGGATACTCCTTCTAAGCCAAAAGCGATAGGAAATGCCTCTAAGGTTGTTAAAAACACAAGTCGGTTTAGGACTCCGATTGGCAAGCATTCAGTACGAGAGGAGTATGCTTTTATAAGCAGTTTTAATAGGATTCTGAATAGATTGGTTTTTAGGGATACTCCAATATCTCAGATTGAAGGCTTTGGCGGATAATTTAAGAATATATGATTATAACTATCGTAAACGGCATTTTAGACAGACTTCGTGATTACGATGTGGCTCGGCATTATGGCTTTGCGGAGATGCTCCCGGATGGGGAGAGTATCATCCCTGCTATCTACTGCAACAATGGAGAGTATCGGCACGTTGTAAACGACTATGAGTGGAGTGAGGGTATTGCCTACATTCGTTTGAGTGGTGCTGATACGAGTGAGCCTATTTTCGATGAGGCGTTTGTTGGATGCCAAGACCTCATTTCTATTCGGCAGCCTATGACTTTGGTTGTTATTGGTAAGAGGAAGAAGTATCGTAACTTCGAGATGGGTGAGTTGATTAGGGCTAAGGTTACAGGCACTTATCCTTCAATTTCTGCCACTATCGGTGCTGTCTATGTAGATATAGATGTTCGTTCTATTGACTACGATATATCGACTGTTTTACGCTCTGAGTTTGAGGGGGCTTCTATCTCTTGGGATACTGCCAACTATATTATTTCCTTGTCTATTGATGTTACCATTCGTATTGATAGCAAGTGTTTGAATCAAGCGGCTTCGTGTGATGTGAATGCGATAGCCGTTAATTTGGACGATGATTTAGCTTCGAATGGTAGTACAACTTTAACATACTAAAAATGGCACGAAAAAGGATTAAGGATTTAGATTTGGCTTCTTCGACCACTGGCTCGGAGTTTGTGGCTATTGATGCCCAAGGGTTTAGTTCGGCTAAGAAGGTGGCTTTAACCTCTGTTGTGAGCTCGGCATCTTCTTACTGCTCTTGGGGGTTCACCGATGAGAGTGGTACTTTTGAAACGAGCTTTTTAGGGGCTAACGCCTATGCGAACCTCAATGTAGGAAGCTCGATTGCTTTTGCTGTTAATACCTCGGACTTTTCGGTTTCCAATACCGGGATTATAACCTACACTGGCACTGCTACCAAACCTTTCCTTATTTTGGTTGGTGCGGATGTATTTGGAACGAACAACGAGGATATTCGATTTGCGGTATCGAAAGTCAATACGATATTGGCAGGAGGGATTGCCTCTTGTGTCTTACCCTCTGGCAATAAAAGTGAGTCCGTGTTCTTGGCTGCGGCTACTACTCTATCCACGAATGATACTATCCGAATAAGGGTTAAGAATGTTACTCAGAGCAATCCTATTTATACGATAGCCGCTTCTTTGAGCATTGTGTCTTTGTAGCCGAAAAAACAACAATTTAGAATATCGTAATTTAGCACCCATAAACACAATAAGATGCCTGCATTACCAAGATTAACTGCTTTCAGCCTTGGAACTTCACAGCTTGTCCTTACCTACGCTGATGGGAGGATTTTCTATGTGAACTATGCTGATATTATCACCGTTGAACTTGACCCTACCTCTGGGGAAACGTTAGTCCGTATTTATGCCGAGGGGGAGGTTAGCGTTACCTTAACGGCTTCCAATACTGATTTGGTGGCATTAGGAACTACGGCTACTGCCTTCATTACCAACTTAAACCTTAAACTCGCATACTCCGCTTCTGCCCCTACCCTTGGCTCTAAAATGGAGTTGGTTACAGGCTCGGTTACTGGAAAGGCTTACACCGCCATTATGGTGAATGCCTCTACGAGTTTCACGACCTTAACTGATAGTGCTGCCGTTAATATGCTTCTTGATATGAATTTAACGGGCATTACCGTTTATACCGGAATGATTATCCGTGCTAATGAGGGCAAGACTATCGCTGCGGTGAATGTTTCAGGGGGTAATGTATTTGGATATTTTAACTAACTATGGCTTTAATACCTGGTTTCTCCATAAATGGGAATGCTCTTCATGTTACTCGGAACTATTCCGAGGATGATGCCGATGCTTTTGCAAGGGCGCAAGCTGATGCTGGCTCTCGTGAGTTTTCAGGTGGCTGTTTAGATGGAAGGGTATTTGATTTAAGGGGTAGGACTACGGTTCAGCCTTCTATATTGATTGTCCCTCAATTAACGAGGAATGGGGTGGCTTACAATCAACTCCCCAATACGCGCACCAACTTCATTCCAAACAACACGATGGTAGGCGCGACTGGTTCGGTTATTCCGAATTTATGGAGTTTAGGCAGTTTACCCTCTGGAATTACTATTGGCTATTCCGCAAGCGGTCAGACGACTGCGGCTGATGGTACGTTGGTCGACTACATTGACGTAACGGTGAGCGGAACGGCAACGGCTACTGGCTTTCTAAACCTTAGGCCAAATCCTGTCAGTTCAACGGTAAGTGGTAATATGCTATTTGCTCCTGGGATTAACTACATAGCAAGTTTTTACTTGTCCTTAGTGTCTGGTTCGTTTTCTGGGGTTAATCCAGGATTTCAGCTTCAAGAGGCATCAGGTGCTTCTTTTGTATCTCCTATCGCCACATTTCAAGCATCAGGCATTACATCGGCTTTAACGCGGTATAATGTTTCAGGAACTATTGTAGGCACAGGTGCAGATAGGATAGCTTTGAGATGGGGACACGCCATAGCAAGCGGTCAGGTATTGGACTACACGGTTCGCATAGCATCTCCGCAGTTGGAGAAGGGGAGTGTTGCTACGCCTGTCATCCGCACGGCGAGTGGCTTTGTTACCGTTCAAGATATGGTTCAAGGGGCGCAGGATGTTAATTTGGCGTTGCAGAGTGAGGATTTTACGACCACTTGGGCGGCTACAAACATATCAGTGAGCGCAAATAGCACAGGTACGCTTGACCCGCTTGGTACAAATCTTGCTGACTTATTAACCGCAACAGCAAATGGTTCGGCAAGAGTTGCTCAGTCGTTTAGTTTTGTGAGCGGAACAACGTATACTTATTCTTGCTTTGCAAAAGCAGGTACTGGATTTTTTGGGATGACGATGGAGAATTCAGGTCTTGCAAGTGGAACTGCCGTTATTTGGAATCTTACAACTGGTGGATTTGTTGTAAGTGGAAGTGGTGGTAGTAATTACACATTGCAGGCGCACAACATAGAGAATTACGGCAACGGCTGGTATCGTTGTTCAATGCGGGTATTGGTGGGGGCGAGCGTTGCAGGTAACATAAGAGTGAACACCAGTAATGGAACGATAAGTACCGCAGTCGTTAATTCTGATATCGGAAACACAGTATACGTCTTCGGAGCACAACTCGAAGTCGGCTCAACGGCTACCCCATACATTTCTACAACTACTTCTGCGAGAGCGAGAGCGGCTTATGATGGCGCACCGCCTGACTTCACCTTCACGCGAGCGACCACCGCCACGCGGGTGAATGCGAGTGGCTTGATTGAATCGGTCGCTTCGGGAGTGCTTCGCTTGGACTACCCTGTGACAGGCGGTTGCCCTGCCGCGTTGATTGAGCCGAGTGCGCAGAATTTGGCGTGGCATTCAGAAACGTGGGCGACAGGGACGAATTGGCAGTTACTTAACACAACAACTGTAACAGGAACGACAGGCACGCTCGACCCGCTTGGCACGAATACGGCGAATGCGATTAGTCCGACTGCGGTGAGTGGGTCGCATTATGTCGCGTCTAATAATTCAACAGGAATAATATTCACAAGCGGAACGATTTACACGCAATCCGCTTTTTTCAAGCAAGGCACAGGCGATGCAGGTAAGTATGTGCAGTTGACTTTTACAGGGGGAAGATTTACGCAAAATGGCTATGCCAACTTTGACCTGCAACTTGGAACGGTCGCAGTAGTGAGCGGCACGAGTGCGGATACCAATAGAGCGGCAAGCATTGAGAATTACGGCAACGGATGGTACAGGTGTAGGTTAACGGCAACGTGCAATAGTGGAGGGGGAGGTTTAGGCGTAGTAGCTGTTTTAATCACCGCAAGCGGCGATACCCGCGTTGCCTCGTTCGCAGGCGTTACAGGCGATGTATTGTACACTTGGGGCGCACA